ATAGGGGGAGTTCCTAAAGTGTCCCCTATATATAATATAATACCGGAATAGATGACTTCCCACGCTCCAATATAATCTAATATAACCTAACACACTGTAAACCATACAAGCAGAGTATACTGTAATAGTGATTAAACGAAAGGAACGGTATCGAATTAAAGAGTTTAGCATATAAACGAGTAAATATACATAAAAGGGGGAAAGAGGGGTTTAAGGGGCGATAGAACGCATATTTATATAAATTATATAAAATAATAGGTTATTTAATTTGGAAGGTTTTATGATTTTGCTGAAGTCAGCAATACGATTATAACAAATGGGGGAAATGGGGTAAAAAGTAATGAAAGGTGGGGGTAATGTTTTTTAGTGATTTTATATATAAAAACGGGTACAAACTGAGAAAAGTTGAGAAAACCGTGAATCCTTTTTAAGTAGGATGTATCATAAGTATATCAAACAGACAGGGTATTTAAGTTTTTATATTAAATTCATAGTTGCTTTACTTATAAAGCAAAAGGGAATAAAAAATCGTTTTACAGTGTGAGCAATATCTTAAGGGTGATAACTCACGACAAGGACATTAAGCAAAGACGTTTATAGTTTTATTGAAACGATTTCTGTAAGAAGTAATGCTTAACTTAATTTTATATTTTAATATCGGGATAATATTTAAGCTCTTTAAATAAAGTCCTTGGATATAAACCCTTTATTGTCCCGATATTTAAATAATATAATATAAAATAATAAAGAATAGTAACAGAAATTGCATATCTTGTAATACAGTCAAGCCACTATGGTCTGTTACTATTTGTTATTATATATAAATTATGGGAATTGATAAAGAAGATTTAAGGGCTATTTTAGAACAATGCAGGGAAGACCCACAGTTCTTTATAGAGAATATACTTGGTTGGAAGCCGTGGGGTAAACAGCGTGAGATTATAGAAGCATTTAGAACTGAACGCAGGATTACAATAAAGAGCGGACATGGGGTAGGCAAGACCAAGTTAATGGCAGGATTGATATTACAATATTTGTTTACCAGGCCTGATACAATGGTGGTTACCACAGCGCCGTCTTGGACATTAGTAGAAACAGTATTATGGGGACAGATAAGGTCACAATATCATAATGCGTTATGTCCGGAAGTATTAGGGGGAACGGTTCTAAACACTGCTATCAAAACGTTAGATGATAACCATTTTGCAATAGGGATAAGTTCCGATGAACCAGAACGGGTAAGTGGATTTCATAATAAGAACGTGTTAGTTGTAGTGGATGAGGCAAGTGGAGTAGAAGATAAGATGTTGGATGCGTTAGAGGGGTTATTAACCCAGCAGAACAGCAAGTTGGTGTTTATCGGTAACCCGATTAATACATCTAATAAGTTTTATAAATCGTTTTATGACCCGGAGTATAGTTCTTTATTTAAGAAAATAACAATAAGTTGTTATGACAGCCCAAACGTAAAGACCGGTAATGAGCTTATACCCGGACTGGTAAGTTTAAGGTATGTAGAAGATTTCAAAAAACAGTTCGGTGAAAACAGTAGCATATTTAGAAGCCGGGTATTGGGCGAATTTCCGATAGAAAGCGAAGACCAGCTTATTCCTACGTCTTGTATAGAACGGGCAATGGAATATGATTACGAACCTCATTATTTAGACCCGTTAGTATTAGGTATTGACGTTGCAAGATATGGGGAAGATGAAACCGTTTTTATGTTGAGAAAGGGTAATAAGGTTATATGTAAAGAAAGGTTATCTGGCAAGAACACAAATGAGGTTACAGGTAAAGCTCTTTTTCTTATTAATCAATACGAACCTGAATGGATAGTGGTAGATGATACCGGTGTAGGCGGTGGGGTAACCGATTCTCTTTCCAGAAAACATAATAACATATCAGGGTTTATCGGTAACGAAAAAGCGTCAGAAGAAATATTCCTTAATAAAAGAGCCGAGTTCTACTGGAAATTAAGAGGAAAGTTTTTAGACGGGAAAATGAGTATTGAGAAAGACGGAGATTTGGCTTCAGAACTTGCTAATATAAAAGTTGATTTCCCGGATGGATTAATAAAAATACAGTCAAAAAAAGATATGAGGAAATCGCCTAATTCGGCGGATGCTTTATTATATACGGAATATGCTCTTTCTATTATGCAGTTTAGAGAAAACAAACATAGGTTACCACAAATTTGGATGCCGGGTGTTGGAAATATAAACAATAAAAATAATAATAATTCAAACGTGTCAAGGACTGGATACGGTTAAACGGTGATTAACAAGGTATTACCAAATACCTACAATAATTACAAAAGGAGAATTGAAAGTAATGGACAAGATTATGGACAATGCAATACAAATTGGACAAATACAAGCTGCAGGCGATAGGGTAGTTATCAAACAAGAAATGGATAAAGATTACTACGAAGTGGGCGGAATAAAGTTAGTTAAACCTGAAAATTATAAGAATAACACTACTACCGCTATAAAAGGTGTTATAGTTAATATAGGAAAAGAAGTAAAAGATTATAAAGTGGGTGATATTGTTTTGTTTCATAAATATGTGGGTTATGATTTAAATAATATTGTGGCAAATGGAGATTTACAAATATATAAAGTTATACCAAGTTCTGAAGTTATAGCTATAATAAATGATATAAAAGTAGATATTAACGAGGATAGTTTACTTAACGTAGGGAAATTAATGTAATAAGGACAATAAATGATAAAACTTTCAGAAACTAAACAGAAAGAAATAGCATTATATTTTGGTGGGATGTTAACTAACGTTATATCGGTTAATGAAGAATTGTACGAACAGAAGATACCTGAATATTGGCAACGGTATCGGGGAACGTGGTCAAGTAAAAAAGATAAGAACTATCCGTGGGCAAATTCCGCTGATTTCAATTTGCCTGTAATAACATGGGTATGCGATTCGCATATCAGCCGAACTATGGATACTATATTCGGGGCTGATGATATATTCAAAGCAGTAGCAATAAGTACGGATGCTATAGAAAGTTCAAGTAGAATACAAAGTTATATAAACCATATATTAAAGAAACCCGAAATATTTTGGAATCCAATACAACAGTGGGTACAAAGAATGTATGTTGAAGGAAACGGGATTCTAATACCGAAATATGAATATAAAACAAGGAAAGTAAAGAGGTATAGTAAGGTAGGACAAACGCTTAATAACTTCGGTATGCCTACGTTCAGCAAAATGTATCAACAGGCGGAGGGCTACCTGGTACCAGAAACAAAAGAGATAGGCGAACATTGTATAGAAGTATATCCGATTCCATTAAAAGATTTCTTTACTAATTTTAACGGAGATTCTGTTCATACTAACGAATGGACAGCATATAGAATATTCAAAACAAAACGTGAAATAAAGGAAATGGGTAAGATAAAAGATGAAAACCTGAAATGGATAAATACCGATAAGATAGACAATATGATTTCAGAAGAAAATAAAGGTACTGAAATGAAGGACAAAAATCAGGCTGCAGGTATTGATGAGAACATTACTGCGGATATTGATAAGCCGATAGAACTGTTTGTAATTGACGCTTATTATGATTACGAAGGAAAGGGAAATTCAAAACATATAAATCTTATTATAAACCGTAACAATAATATATTGTTTAAAATTTGTGATAACAACGATTTCAGCGATAAACGTAGATTGATATTATCTAATCTATTCCCCGTAGCAGGTTCTTTGCTTGGCAGCGGTTTCCCACAACGGCTTGGTTCAATGAACGACGAGTATAATACGATTCATAATCAAATAATAGACAATACAACAAAGATAAACGCTGATGTGTATACGGTTGTACCCAAATTACTTGCAAATCCAAATCAGGATTTAGCCGGAATAGCTTCAAGACCGGGTGCTTTCATACAAGTAATTACGCATGATGCTATAAAAAGGTTAAACAATCAAATCCCACAAGTTAATTTACAGCAGATGGAAATGCAAACAATGTCATTAATAGAGAAACTTGCTATTATAACAGATACGGCTATGGGAAGAGAAAGTAACGTAGAACGCCCCACATTTCGTGGCAAGTATCTTAATTTACAAGAATTTCTTGTTAATTTTGGTATATTAATGCAACAGTTCCAATCTGGATTGAAACAACTTATTACTCATATCCTTGAAATAATGTATCAGAATATGCCGTCAGAGGGGATAGAATTTTCAAAGAATATGACACCGGATGTTAAGAATCCGAAAGATTCGCAGATTGAAGATTACAAAATAACACGTGAAGATTTAGAATATTTTATTGATGGGAAAATCGAGTTGTATGTTACTGTTAATAGTATTAATATGGCAAAGGGGATTGTAGAACAAAAGGCTACAATATTGTTTGACCGGTTGGGTAATGACCAGACCGGGGAAATCAATACAGCCGAATTAAAGAAGTTCCTTATAGAAGTAATATATCCTCAATTAAAAGAACGGGTAATACGCGACCCGAAAGAAATACAGAAATTACAGGAAATGGCAGATATGCTTGAACAGAAAGCACAAATAATAAAACAGAAAGAATTACAATTAATGAAATCGCAGATAGGGCAGGGGAACGAATCTGTTACCGGCATGAACCAGCAGGCCCCTATTCAGGAGCAACCGCCCACTGATACCGGAAACGAAACTCCGCCGAATCAAGATATTGGCGGGCAGGGAATGGGAATGGGGGTATAAAATATGGTAAAGAAAGAATATATAGACGTATATAAATTATTAGATAAACTTGCGGAAGATATTGAAGGATTAATAGAACATTATCATATTCAGTCAGAAAGTATAGAACCCGAGAATCTTAATTGGGATTTTACCTTGATACAAAAAGGTGAGATTAAGAATGCAAGGCACATACTAAACCTGATTGAAAATTTAAAAAAGGGAGAATAAAAGTATGGAAGACGAAAAAGCCAATACTCCTGAATCTATACCTGCTGGACAACAGCAGAATAGCAACGGGACTGGTGAAGAGCAACAGAACGCTGGTGTTGCCACGCCGGAACAAATCGCCGCACAGCCAGTACCAACAAAAGTGAAGTTAAGAGAAATTGAACTTGATGATGCGAGTTTCATTGATACCAAGAAATATGGCAGCGACCCGACTGAAGCTGTTATTAAACAAGCGAAATCGTATAAATCAGCAGTAAAAGAAATGTTAAATGCTACACAAAAACGGGGTGAATTAGAACGGGAAAACGAAGTATTAAAAAATCAGTTATCGCAAGTTCAACAGCCACAATATAATGCTCCTCAATATTCTCAATATGGCAATGCTATATCAGAACAGGTAACACAGCAAGTACAAAACCTGTATGGAACTGATGTTTCTGTGGGTTCGGTATTGGCGCAGAGAGATATTGTTAAATCTACTATTATGGAAGCCATTGAACCCTTGTATAGAACAATGGCACAGAATGAAATATCCAAACAGGTGGAAGATATAAGGGAAACAGACGCAACGTTTGAAATCCCGGAAGTGCAGAATACTTTTGTTAATTTAATAAACAAACTTTCTTACAATGAACAGATGAAGCGCGATACTGTAAAAAAATGTTTAAATGAAGCGAAAGGTATAAATGCACAGTTAATAATAAGTAAGGGCATAGAAAAAGGAATACAGGAATATACAAACAAAGCCAGACCAGTTAGTTCTACTCCTCCTGTAAAACCCAATTCACAGGTTCAGACACCTGAACCAGAAGAGGATATGTTTGATAAAACAACAACAACCAATTTAAACTCTTGGGGTATGGACTCAAACGAGATTAAATCTAACGTTGTTAAATCTAAAAATGGAGGTAAGAAATAATGGTTATTCAAAGTATAGTATCTTATGTAAAAAAAGATAGGTTTGCTACACCGGTTGAAATTAAAAAGGCGTATCCTGAAGCATATTTTACTTGGGTTGAATATAAACCGCCAACCTTTGATGAAGTAATTCGATTTGAGGGAAACGGTTATACATTGGTAAGACCTACGCAGGAATACAAAGATAAGTTCAAAGGTACGATGATAGGTGATTCCGATGTAATAAGACGTTCAGACCAAGTGTTAATGATGTGTCCAATGGCAATGGCAACAGAATTAGCAAGAGAACAAGAAGATATGATTAAGAATATGTCTATTTCTAATAAATCGGAAAAGCAGAATGAAGTAAATAGATTGAAAAAGGGAATTAAAATTGAACAGGATTCTGTTGTAAAAACAACGGAAAAAATTCATCTTGATTCCGAACAGTTGGAATCGTTGAAAATGCAGAAATAAAATTTAAATACGGAGGATTCAAACAATGGTAACACAATATCAGATACAGTATTTTTCTGGACCGTATGAAGTCCAGAATTTCAAAGAAGATACAAGTGAAACTTTTAAAATGGGTGATATGGTAGTAATCATAGCAACGGGATATGTGAGAGCATGTGCTACCGGTGATGCGGTTTTGTTAGGAATAGCGTTGAAAGATGCTACCGGAACTGCCGCTTCTGAAATACCAGTTATGGTAATAAAACCCGGTACAATTCTAATGAGTAGTGTATATCATGCAACAGCCGCTTCGGCAATTACTGCCGTAACACAGGTTGGTACAGCGTATGACCCTGTTTATTCAAGTCAGGCTTCATATCTTGATATAGGAACTACTACAGACGCTATTTTCACAGTCCAGAAACATTTGGCTGACGATGCAATCGGTACGCAGTATGGTAGAACGTTATTTACCGTAAAAGCGTCTGCATTACAGAGTTTGGGCGTAGCGGCATTAGGTTCTTAATTTTAGTATTATGTAGTATGTAGGTTAAACAAACTTAAAAATTTAAAACGGAGGATACACTACAATGGGAAATATTATGACAGCATCGCAGTATAGTGATTTATATAGCAAAGATTTTAGCAAAATATATTATGGGTCGTTAGCTAAAGAAAAACCTGTTTTTGAACAGATAGCTAATGTAATGAATTTAGACACACAGTATACCAAAATGAGTGGGATGTCAGGATTAGGATTGATTCCACAGGCAACTGGTGACGGTGCAGAATATTCATTAGACCAACTGTTTCAGAAATATGACAAAACGTTTACTCCCCTTGAATTTAAGGTAAGAGTACGGTTAACACAGGTTGCGTATGAGGATGATACTACTGGAACATTGAAAATGATTCCTAAACTGCTCGGTGAATCTTCAAGAATGACAGCAGAACAGGAATTTGCAAATTTATTTGACCGTTCACAGACAGCGGCATATACTGGCGCTGATGGAAAAGTATTATGTGCCACTGACCACCCGTTATCGGGTGGAAATGTACCGGGAACGTTTTCTAACAGACCGTCTACAAATGCTACCGTAACATTAGGCGCTATTGAAGATGGAATAATTGCGTATAAAACAACTGTTAATGACAGAAATATACGTAATCCGAAAAGTCCGGTTATTTGTTTAGTTCCTGCAGAACAGGAAATAAACATCCGCAAAATATTAGAATCAAAAGAAACGTTAACTGCTGATAAAATAGATAATATTGTTAACAAAATGGGATTAAGACATATAGTTAACCCTTATTTTTCACAGTCTAAATCTTGGTATTTAATCGGCAATAAAGAAGACGTACAGTTATTCTTTATGTGGAGAGTAAAACCGTCTGAAAAAATGGATATTGACCCAGATACAGACGATATTCTTTACAAAACCAGAATGAGATTTGTTACGAGCTGGTTAGACCCGAGAAATATTTACGGTTCAATAGTTGCGTAATTCGGAAAACAATAATGAGAATAGGTATGAGATGTAATAATCATACCTATTCCATTAATTTTAATTGGAGGAATAAACGAATGAAAAGAATGATTTTAATTTTAAGTTTACTTATTTCATTTGTGGGATTGAGTATGGCAAATGATATAGTAGGAACGGTTACTTCGGTAACACGTTCCAGCGATGCCATATCTAATATAACCATAAATGGGATAACACAATCTGTAACATGGGTTGATTTGCCTGTTGCTTCGTCATATTGTATTTACAATGCTCTCATTTCTACAACTGCCGCTATTTCAACGGTTGCGGTTGCCGGGATAACAAATCCTGCTGTACCGAGAAATATAGTGGCAATGTTAACGTATAATATGGATGAAACAGGAATTACAAGTCATACGGTTACTGGCGGAAGGATGGTAGTTGAAGGTAAAAACCAACGTGGAGAAGATGTATCTGAAACCATGTTGTTTAACAGTAATTCTACGCAAGGTTTATTAAATGCTGGAATAATGTATAGTACAAACTGTTATTCTTCAATTTCCAAAATGACATTAACTGCAACTGGATTTTCATGGCATGTAAGTGCAAACAACACTACGCCAAGATGGGTAGTTGGTACAGGTAACAGAATAGGGATTCCCGGAGATTTCAATGCAGTTAGTGATATTATAACTTGCAACGAAGCCGGTACTCGCACTACCACGTTTGTAGCAAATCCTATATATGATTATATAGATTTTGTTACAGATGCACCGTTAGGTAGTGCAAATGATTATATGGTTTATTTCAGAAACAGGAATGTGCCGTATCGTTAAAAAAATATGGTCAACATAGTTAAAAGAATGGATTCAAACTTTAATCGGGATGCTACCGTTATACAAGGTGCAAAAGTCCAATGTGTACGATGTGGATTTTGTTATCCGAAACATAGCGGTAACATCTCTAAAGTTAAAGGTAAATGGATATGTCGCTGGGATATAGACCCAGAAGATTATCAGGGGGTGAAACATTAATGAAAAAAATAATAACAATTATATTGATGTTTGGTATAAGTTTGGCTTATAGTTACACTAACGAACCAACGCAAGTAATTGGGATACATAAAGGGCAAACAAAAGGATTTAAAAATATTAAAGTTGCTTCTACTACTCCTACCTGTGCTATTTCTACTGGGACTGAAAACATTGCTCCCGGAACAGATTGGATAATTAAAAGTGATGAAGAAAATTCAAGTAACATATATTCAAGTACGTCGCCGTTAATGATAACCTGTGTACCGATAACAGCAACAACTGACGGCATATTCTTACAAACAATAAGTACGACCACGTTAAAAGCAGCCACAACGGTATGGACTACGCAGATACTTATACCATCACCGTTTACTAACGTTACTGCGGCGGTTACATATACAGTAGGTACAGCAACAGCGGTA